AACGAGGATGAGACAAACGCTGTTTGATGGCGTAAATGAACTCCCTCGCCTTGTACAAGGTTTTGGACACAATAATGATTCGAACATTAGGGTCCAAAGCAACACGATACGTAGAGTAATTCACCGTAATCGTAGTTGACTTAGCATGCTCAGGCGGAATATTAATCAAAACCCTATTAGCAGTACCAGGTTCATAAACCATAGCATCATGCAACCAGGCAGGTTCACCCTTTTCCAACAACGAAATAAAATTACGTTGATGCGGAAAAACCTTCATATTCAAAAACTGCTCAGAAAAATCCTCAAAAGACAAAAGTAACTTTTCAGGCTTTACAATAGACGACCGAACGTTATCCCTAGAAACCCTAGCATCATCTAAAGAAGCCCTAAACTTTTTATCAGACTTCAACCAATACTTAGCCGTATCAACCGAAACCCCAGCCACCCTACACGCATCCACATTACTCATACCAGATGCAATAGCAGCCAAATAATCATCACGCTTCTTCAAAGAAGCAGCCCTCAAATGATGGGCATCACCCTTACCAGCAGCCATAAACCTAATAATCCCCAATCAAGAAACAAAAAAAGAGGTGGCGTAAAGCCACCGATAATACTTACCCATCCACAACCCCAGGATGGGGTAAATAATACAATAAAAAAAATACCTTCTACTATATATAAGTCGTTACCA